AGATTGTAATATATCTTTGGCCTACATAACTTTCTGATAATTCCAAAGTATAGTGTAAAACATCAATACCTTTTTCCAAAGCAGAACATGCTATTTTAGATAAGAACCAACTTTTACCGATACCGGATGGAGCCATTACTACACCCAATTCACCGGGGCCTAACCCACCATCCATAAGTTCGTCTATTACTGACCAACCCGTAGGACAAGAATCTCTTTTGACATTTTCTAATATACTTTCAAAATCTTGAATAAAATCCAAACCTAAATCAGACTCAACACCCACTTTGGATGCTTTCATCATTGTATCTATAATTTGTTCGTATTGTCCGTTTTTGAGTAAATCTACTGATTTGAATAGGGCTTCTTTAACTTTTTGGTTTTTACAAAATGTTAGATACTCTTTTTTTACATAAGGCATATCCTCTACACCAACTTGTAAGTAAACATTTTTTAATTGTTCTACTACATTTAATTTCAATCCCTTATCTTCTATTCCACCAACTTTAATCTTAAACACTTCCATTGTAGGAATTGTTCTATACTCATCAAAGTAATGTTGAACTTCACCTATAATCCATTGGTTTGCTTGAGATTCAAAAAATGCAGGTTTAGTAATTTCACCAACTTGTTCTAAAAATTTTACATCCGTGATAAGTGCAGCAACAACTTTAGATTGATAACTCTGGCCATATTTGACTAGTGTATCTACTTCTTGCATTACTTATCTTTTTTCTTTTTACTTAATTGTTTTTCTGCGATTGTTTGTTCTTCATAAGATACCGCAGTTCTTAATGAAACCATTGCCGATTCGTTAACTTCATCCGAATATTTTACTTCTTCTTTTTTTTCAGGTCGTCTATCTGCCTTCCACTCTGATTTTGGAATAAACTTCCATTCACTTGTTGAATTGTAAGCTTCTCTATCACTTACTCTAATAATGTTTCCTGTTTTACTACTTTTAAGACACTTCATTGTTGACCTCCATGTTTTTTATGTTATCTAATAACCATTAATAATTCTGATTCTCTCAATAGGATGTATTTGTTACCACCCATTTTAACTTCTTGTCCTTGATGGTATGGTGGAAGGATTACTTCGTCACCTACTTTTACACTCATAGGAATTGCTACTCCTGCTTGAGTAAATAAACCATCTCCAACTGCTTCTACTCTTGCTCTTTTTACATCTTCGGTTTTTGCAGAATCGGGAATGATAATTCCAAAAGATGCCTGTTCATGTTTAACTTCAATTTCCGTTAGAAGAACTCTATCTCCCAATGGTTTTGCCAATTTGTCTACTAATTTTTCTGTTGCTTTTGCCATAACTTTTTGTTTTTAAAATTTTGCTATATGTGCGAATGTTGATTGTAACCAGTCCAACACATTTGGGAATCCTTCTAACATTCTATTTTTCAAACCATACTTTAAGAAAGTTTGTTTGTCAAATTTGGTAGTAGGTTCATTGTATCTATCCATAATTTTCATACGGAGATTGCCACTAAATGTTGGTTCTGCTAACTGCATCAATTTACGATTTCTTTCGCAAATTTCCAAATTATCTAAGAATAATTCGTGTGCTTTTGATTTTTTTGTTAATGTGTTTACATAATCCACCATATCGTTGGTGTCAACTAATTGGTGTTCCGATAACATTGGAAATGCTTTCATAATTGATTTGACACCCAATCCACTTATACCTTCCACATTGTCGGATTTGTCTCCATCAATCATTCTGAAATTTATAAAATTATGTGGATGAATACCAAATTCCTCTACTACTTCTGGAATATTGTAAACTTTCTTTTTAGATGGTGAATATACACTCACATCTTTATTTACCAATTGAAGGAAATCCTTATCCGTACTCATTATCACAACCTTTTCGTTTTCTTGTCTTAGGGTTGTAGCAATGTAAGCCATAACATCATCTGCTTCAATACCATCATAAATCATAATGGAAACAGGTAATGATGAAAGTAGTTCACCTAATCCGGTCATTTGACGCTTCATAGATACACCTTCTTCTTCAGGGTTCATTTCAACGGATGCGGCACGATTTAATCTCATTTTGATTTTATTCTTACCTCTCTCCGATTTGTAACCTGAATATATGTCTTTTCTACTTTGTGAACCACCTTTGCCGTCAAAAACAACGACAACTCTTGTGGGGTTAATTGTACGGATTGCAAAGCCGATACTTTTTAAAGTACCGACTATGCCTCCAATATGGTCACCATTATCATTAAGATTAGGTGCGGTTGACCAAGAACGAATGAAGGTATTAAGACCATCAATTACTAAAGTTTTGGAGTTGCGTTGCAAATCTCCAAATCCTTTATGTTCTTCATCTATTTCTTTTAGTATATCTAAATACTTTTTACTAATCTGACTCATTTGCTTCGTCCGTTGTTACTTCAACTTCATCCGAATTGGAATTGTTCTTATATTGTAATATTGTTGCCTCACAAATCCTACGATAGATTTGGTCTTTTAGTTCTAAATTTTCTAACATCTTAGGGAAATCTTTAGATTGAAATTTCATAACTTCACCACTATCAATGTCAATGTATTCATACCATGCTCCGGCTTGCTTTACGATTTTACCATCTTTCATAACTGCTAACCATCCGCCATAATTATCAATACCTCTATCAAAGAAAATGTCAAAGTCTGCATGTCTCAATGGTGGGCCCATTCTGTTTTTAATAACCTGACAACGAACTTTGATACCTACGATTCTATCACCTTGTTTCAATTGTCCCATATTCTTCAATCTCAATCTAACTGAACTATGAAATGCTAATGCTTTACCACCCGATGTAGTCCATGGGTCACCAAACATTGCGTTCATTTTTTGTCTTAATTGGTTTGTGAATACAAGTGCAATTGACTGACGACCAATCATATTAGTAATCTTTCTCATTGCTTTGGAAATAATAATAGCTTTGTCCGTTGCGTAACCATCTTTATCGTAATCAGCTTCCATCTCTTTCTTTGAAGATGCTGCTGCTACTGAATCGACTACAATTGTAACTAATCTATCTTTGTCTCCTGTTCTAACCTTTTCAATAATTGTTTCACATGCTTCAAAAATACCTTCAACAGTATCAACCGAAACATATAATAACTTTGAAATATCTACTCCGATTGCTTCTAAGTATTCTCTACTTACGGCAGTTTCGGTATCAATCAATACGGCTACTCCACCCTTGCGTTGTGTTTCTGCAAGAATATGGGCAGAGAGCAGAGATTTTCCACTCTGCTCTAAACCCGTAATCTCACATATGCGTCCAACAGGGAAGCCACCATAAGGTCTATTAGAGATTGCGACATCCAACATAGCATTACCAGTTGAAATCCAATCTTTAACATTGGTAGGAGCATCACCACCTTCATCAGTTAGAAAGTAGGCAATCTTACCATCCTTATTTTGTTTGTTTAATGAATCAGCAAGAATACTTGCTAAATCCTCTTCTCTTTTGGCCATTGTAACCTTTTATTAATTGTTAAATAAATCATCAAATGCTGATGCTACATCATCCTTTGCTTTTGGAGCTTTAGCAGCTTCTTCCTTTTCCCAAGGTAAGTCACCACTAATATCGGATGTTCCACCTAAGTCAACTGAAACACTTTTTTGTGTTGCCACAGGTTGTGCTTTTGGTTTTGGTGCTTCTAATTCTTCAACAATTTCATCACTTGTACCTGCTGATGGATTTAACCAATTTTCTAAAACTGACTTTAATTCTGCGTAAGATAATTCCTGATATAATTCAGTAATTTCTTTTTGACCATCTAACAATTGTTGGATAGTTTCCGGAGAATCTGCTAATTTAGAAACTGCAGGTTTAACTCTGATTGTTGTTGTTGGATAAGATGCGTTAGACTCTTCTGCTGACATTACTTCCAATACGATATCTCTACCTGTGTTTGGGTCTGTAATATCTCCGTAATCAGGGTCAGCAATATATCCTAAGATATCTTGATAAACTGTCTTACCGAATCCCCAGAATTTTACTCCTTCTGATTCTTTACCTCTTACGATAACTGGTACGAAAGTTCTTAACTTTGGTTCCATTTTCTTACCTGCTTTCCAATCATCGGTATCACCTGTTCTCTTAAGTTTTTCTGCAAACTCAACGATAGGGTCAGGTCTACCAAATGACATTGGACTCAAATAAGTCTTGTTGTTAATGTTGTAGTGAAAGTAAAGTTCAATGAAAGGAATGTCTTTGTTGAACTTGTAAGGAACGATTCTCACTTGAGATTTTCCGTTTGCCGGCTTAAAAATTGAATCCGACTTTTTAGTGTTGTTTTGTAAAGAGCTAAATCTCTTTAGTGCCAATGAAATGTCCATTGTTTTGTTGTTTTTAGGGTTTAAAAATTTGTTTTTAAAGTTGAGGTGTATATCGATATTACCTATATCTAAATATAACTTTTTCAGCTTTTATTATTATAAATATACAACTATTTTTCCACATTACCAAATCTATTTTGGATAAAAAAGGTCATATATTTGTTTTTTTAATAATATGTTATTAGGTGCGTACGACCTTTGTTGAAGATGTAGGCCGGATAGAGATTCCATTAATTTTTGATTATTATGTAATTTTTTTTGAGTATCAGCTGAATAATAAAATTCATCAGTCATATTATTAATAAATTCATCAAAATTATCAAAAAATACTTCAAATCCCAATTCTTTTAATGTATTTTTAAAAATATCATTATGACCATGTACATATATAACATTTCTATAAAGCATAGGATATGTTGTTTTTCTACTTAATGTATGATTAAAATATTCAAAAGAATTAATATCATCATTTAAACCAAAAAATGGTTCACATATTATGTTAAATTTAGTTCTAACATGCAACATTTGTGCTTTCTTTTGTGCGTCATTTTGTTGGTGGATATCTACCAATTCAGGTTCTAATTTTAAAGTTTTTAAATATTCAAAATTAATACCATTTTTTTCAGCATAATCATTGTATATTTTATAATATTGATTTTCATCAAATGTATGAAAATTGTGATATGATATAAAATTATTTGGATTAAATAATTGATTGTTATTTTTCAACATTGTTATTATCAAATCTCTATTTATTTTTCTATTATAATTTAAAAATAATAAATTTAAAGGCTGTCTCACGATAAAAAAATATTATCAAATTAGCGCAACGTTAGGGCAACACTCAAAAACTTGTCCTAATTGCCGCGCTTTATCGCATATTAAAAGTTATTTTTGTAATACAATCAATTTATGATGTTAATTTAAAGTTCGCAATAGTTGCAGATAAATTTTGCGTTTGTTGCTCAAGGGATTGCGCTGCTGAGGTTGCCTGCTCAACCAGTGCGGCATTTTGCTGAGTCACTTCATCCATAT